CCCCCTCTATCCCCCACAGGGGGAAATGGAGGATGCGGAAATAATCTTTTTTCTAAAGATTCCAATACAGATGGGATAGAAAGAAACTTCGAAGGACTGACCAACAGGCTGAACAGATTATTTATCCCTCCAGACGAGTTCAACACCATTTGCCAATTGTCGAACAATGGAGAAATAGGGCATCCCATTTGGACCATAATCCAAGCTGCTGAACGAGGAGGAGCTCGGCTGCACTCTCCCGGCAAATATATTATTTCAGAACTCAAAAAAGCAATCAAGAAATGAAAATCAATGTTTTCAAAACTCAATGTAAAATAGGTTCATCTGTCAAATACAAACAGAAAACAAGAAAAGTTGTCGACATAAACCGAAGTACCAATGAGGTTTGTTTAGACCGCCGTCTGTGGGTTCGTTGTACAGAGGTTGAGTTATTAACATCGGAATAAAAAATATATGATCATGCAAAAAGACTGGAAATTAGAAGAAATAAAGCGTCTCGAAAAAGAGCGCGACAGAAATTTAGCAATACACTGTAATTATGTGGCTGCCAAACATCAAAGATTGATCGACAGACTGGAAAAGGAAATCAATCAATCAAAACACGAAACATTAATACATCTATAACTACCTAAAATTTAAAAACAATGAATGTTAACATCAAAAATTTAAACCTGTCGGTAATCATGCCGGCGATCACCAAGAGTGGCCAACCCGTATGTAACGACCGCGAACCATCTAAAGATGACAAAGTAGAGCACGCCAGCGGACTGTATCTAATCTACGAAGACGGACACGTAGAGCCGTTTACCGGCGATAACTCCAAAGATTGTGTACGATACATCGGGTTGAAGCACGGATACATGTCATTTGCAATCTCACTGACGGAGCATGATAGCGTACAATTGCTTGACGATGATAGCCGTGAAGAATCCGGAAGTGGGACATATTACGAACGTGAATATGATGCGCTGTTTGACATTGACGGACGCGGCAATACGGAACGCCTTGTAGCCATAAATCCAAAATTGAGAAATCTGCTGGAAGATGGCGAGTATATACCATCTCTTGGTCAATTAAATTTAATGGCCCATTATATGGACGAACTAAACAAAGCATTCGCTTATGTTTCGGCATCTCCCCTCTCCTCATCGTGGTATTGGTCCAGTACCGAGGGCAGCCAGAGCTGCGCATGGCACGTGAACTTCTCCAATGGCAGCACGCTCAGCAACAACAAGTACGGCAGTCTCAGGGTTCGGGCGGTGGCAGCATTCACTTTTAAACTTTAATCTTTTGGTGCGCTCCTTTTGGAGCGTGCCTTTAAAAATCAACATTACACAGAGAAGGCAATAAAAAAAAGAAATCAAGATGGGACAAGTTAAAGGTTTTAATGACATAATTGCTGATTATTTGAAACAACGAGCAGAAGAAGATACCCTGTTTGCTCAAAAGTTTGCCAATCCAAATAAGAGTATTGATGAATGCTGCCGTTACATTTTAGGAGAGGCTCGTAAACGAGGAACTGCTGTTGCAATGAGTGACTCGGAAGTCTTTGGGATGGCCGTGCATTATTATGACGAAGAGAATATCAAGATAGAAAAAGTTTCTGCCTGTTGTTCTGTTTCTTCTTCTCGGAAAGTAAAACTCACAGAAGAAGAGAAGAAAATAGCCCGTGAAGCGGCTATCAAACGGTTAGCCGAAGAGCAATACCAATTGCTCAAAAAGAAGCCGGCGAAAAAGAAAGCAGATACAAATGTCCAACAAATGAGCCTGTTTTGATATGAAGTCGAGAACGAAATTGGAAAAGCTGGTGACGGAGTTAAGCGGAAAACTGCCTGCCATCACGAAGGAACAGGAAGACTGGGCCAAAGAGCATCTGTTTGACCATTTTGCCTACAAATGTAAGGATGAGCTATGGTGTTCCGAATGTGGTAAGATGTGGATCAATACGAGTAAAGATAAATTGGGCGACAAAATCGAATGCCCTTATTGCCATCATCAATTGGACGTAAAGGTCAGCCGGAAGCAGAAGATCCGTGAAGAGGCGTATATGTCCATCCTGCAAGTGAAAGGCGGGTTCCAGGTGATCCGGCATATACTATGTTGGAAAAATATTCGGAAGGAAACTTCTCCGGTGTGTTATGATTTTACAGAAGTGGTTCAAGAGTGGATTCGTGAAGACGGAAAACGTACGATCATAGCCCGACCGATTAATATGGGCAGTAACGGATTTGTATATAGTTCACCTCTCAGTATCAAAGGAGAATATGGAAGTACCCCCTATAACTATTACGGTGATTTATATGCGATACATGGAGAGCTTTATCCAAGGAAAGAATTACTGCCGGAATTAAAAAAACGGGGACTGAATCGACGGTTCCCAGATGTAACCCCGTCGAAATTGATACGTGACTTATTGAAAGGTGGTAACGATTCGGAATTGTGTCTGAAGACCGGGCAAATCCCCATGCTGAAGCATATGTATAGAAACGGCTTCTCCCAACTTCGCTATAAACCGTCGTTCAACATCTGCAACCGCAACCATTACATCATTAAGGACGCTTCTATGTGGGAAGATTATATGTCTTTGCTGTCTTACTTTGGTAAAGATATGCGTAACGCCCACTATGTCTGCCCTAAGAACCTGAAAACTGCACATGATAAACTACTAAAGATAAAACAGGTACGTGAAGCCAGGTTGAGACAGGAAAGGGATCGAGCACAATCTATCAGTAAGCGTGAAAAGTTAATGAAGGATATAGCCGGCTTCTACGAGCGGATGGAAAAGTTCTTCGGATTGAGAATCGAAGAAGAGGATATAATCATCCGCCCTTTGGAAAGTGTCACCCAGTTTTATCAGGAAGGTAAGGCCATGCACCATTGTGTGTATCAGAACGGATACTACAGACGGCCGGAATGCCTGATATTATCGGCAAAGGACACGGCTGGAAAACGATTGGAGACGATAGAGGTAAACTTGAAGACACTGGATATCGTACAGTCCCGATCCTTCTGTAACGGCGTAAGCGAGTATCACGACCAGATAGTCAAACTGGTGAAAAAGAATATGAACCTGATTCGTCGTAATAAGACAAACTAAAAAATTATGAGTGATTTATACTTCAACGATAAACGCTTTGTTGGCCACAGTAAAATTAGTGATATATTTTTTTTGCTTCCGGCGATAATGTGGTACATGGAGCACGAAAGGATTAAAGATGCAGACGCGTTCGTGATATGTGCGCATTGGCTTTGTTTTCAGTGCGGGTTATTTATCCGGTGTAAAAGAAAAATTAAAAATAATTAAGCTATGAAAACTTTAAAACAATGGGAAAAATCAGGCCTGGATTTAGAGGATTTTATTCATCCCGGAGATTGGATAAGTGAAGACCTATACAATTATATTGGAGAAATTGTTTGTCCGTATTATTGTTCAAAGGACTTAATCCAAGGAGGCGATCCAATTAAATCGGAAGATGGAGTATTGTTTTACTGTACCTGCCATCATACTGAGGATGATAGATATCTATATCTTGGTATTCTTCCGGAGTTTAAGCAGTAACTACCATAACTAAAGAGTCATGAAACTAACAAAAGAAGAAGACAAAGTTGTTTGCAAGTTCTTGAAGAATATTGCAGACGAAGGTGGAGAACAGTTATTAAAGCTGACTCAGTTCATGTTACTCCGATGGTCAGAAGAAGGCATTCGGATAAATGCTGGCGAAATTGCTTTAGCCCAGGTGATCAACCATGAAGGAGAACAATACAGTACCCGTATGGTTATTCAGTACTCAAAAGTTGGCGAGAAGACTTTGGAAGAACGGGCATATGAGATAGCAGACCGAATGATTTCTTCAGGATCAGATAATTATGATATCCGAAAGGAATTGAAGAAGGCTATATTAGCAGGATACAACTTGCATCAGGAGGATTTCAATGATGAATGACTTAAATAGGACTACCCTAAGACAATCTTAGGATAGTCCTACGAATCAACGACATTTGCACTTTAGGAAACGATATATTTCCTTCTGTACTAAATGTGGGTACCTTTTAGCATAAGCCAAACTTGAAAATTGGCCTTTGCCGTTTTTGCCGATTTTTCGGCAGATTACAATTTTTATCATGCTATTTAATGTCCTATTGTTTAGTAGGACAGCGTAAATATAGAAAGTGATTTTTATATGACAACAATCAGAGTAAGAATGTTTAATATATTAGTAATCGGACTATTAAGATTAAATCTCCTCAAATATTATTTGATATTTTCAAATTAGAATTAAGAATTTATTAATCTGTCTCAGATTTGGTCACATAAAATAAAATATTACGAACATGTGCAAACAGTAATTACTATATTGGTAAAAAAACAGTTCGGAGCCGGCACGAAATAGAACCCGATTAGGCTCAAATCACGAAATAATTGGCTGAACGCCACTATTAGCAAGGGTGTAGTGGATCACGACGCCCTCTGGCTTACAATGGCTTATTATTGCACCCAGGATTGATATAACGAAAGAATAAATATTATGAAGTGTCACTATGTATACGATAAGGAAGTAGGTCGCGTCTTAATACCAGGCTGTTGGTCTGTCGTTATGAGCAACGATATAAAAGATTGCACTTGCACTGTTGAGCCAATATCCACTGCTGGCTTTGATCGCAAACGGTACAATGAAGAGATCAGAAAACGAAATGCCATAATAAAAGATCTACGTCGGCAAGTGGAATATCTTCAAAATGAACTGGATAATACAATTAAATTATTAACAACTAAAAAAAATAAGCTATGACCTGGAAAGAATTAAAAGACAAAATATCCCTTATGACAGAAGAAGAGCAACAGCAGGAAGTTGCAGTTTGGGGAGAAGATATCAGTTTGAGAAACAAAGATTGCTCTTTGGAGAAAACAAACGAGGCTTTGTACTACGATCCTAAATGGGATTATGCTCTTGAAGAGAGCGAATTGGAGCCAGAAGACAAGGATAATCCTGATGTATATAAGATATGTGAAGCAGGAGTGTATTATATTTCAATTTAAAAAATAGCGAATCATGATAACGAAAGAACAAGTTAAAGAAATATTGACAAAAAATCCGGCAGGAATTACAAAAGAAGAGTTGAAATTTGTTTTTGGCATATTCTGCTTATCAATCAAAGAATATGAAAAATCAGAACATAATCTTTGGTTTGAAGTACATTTCGAACGCATATACATCGCTCAAATTCGATATGGTATAAAAGGTGGGATGTCTTTTAGTAACGAATATGTAAATATGGGAGATGGATGTCATGGAGTAACAATGGGAACAGTGAATAATACAGCCGATCTATTAAAAATATTCATCAATATGTTTTACGACAATTTATTGAAACAAGCCAACTATGCTCCTTTATATAACGAAGAGACATCTCAATTCGAATCCCTTGAACAAGCTCAAGAATATTTGGAATATGTTCAATCTATACTGTAAAATTTAAAAAAAAGTGAATGCAGACGGCAATCTGGCATCCACTTTATTCAATCATATAAAAACGCTTGACCTCGTTTAAAAACAGCAAGACTCCTCATCTTGCAAGTGATTGATTTTTTACAAAAGTAACTTTTATTTTTGTTAGTAACAAGATTACCCAGTTATTATTTAAAAAAGGTATGAATATAGATACTGAATTTAACGTAGGAGATAGCGTATGCTATCTGAGCGGGGATAACATTATCCATACAACTATAAGCAAAATAATCATCGAAATATCCTATGCTGATGATAATTTCTTTATGGTTTATAAGCTGTCAGATGGACTTAGTGTACCCAGAAACAATTATCCCAAATGGGATAAAAGACTTTTCAAAGACAAAGAGAGTTTGATAAAATATTTATCTGAATCATAACTACTAAAGAATATGAATATGGAACCATTGATAAGATTGGTGGGATTAAAGGGGTGCAGTGGTGATACTTATGCTTATTTTTCCCGTGATAAAGAAAATGTGAAAAAAGCGTTGGAATTGGGGATAGCCTGTACCGGAGCGGACGATAACGGAGCCTATAACATATATTTTAATGACTCTGAGGAACTTTGTTGTGAGTATATGAGATATTGTGTTACCAAAGAGTTTAAAAAAGCCGCTTCTATTGAAGAGGCTGTTGAATGGATGGATCAACTAATGAACTAAAAATTAAATAGAAATGAAACAAAAGAAATTACATATATCTTTTGACTTAGTATAATTGGCAAAACGAAAAGTACAAATTTTCAAAACGAAAGAGGATGTAAATTAAACTGTGTCAGCAAAGAATAAAATATTAACTTTGCTAACACAGTTTTTCTTGAATAAAAATCCGCTAACCGCCACTCTGTTTCGAGTAAAAAGATCGTTACTTAGGATGCTCGTAGTTTCTTAAGAGTTGATTTGTCAGAGGATTGCTCCATCGAATTGAATGTCTTTTTCCGGAAAGGAGAAAGGCCTCGGATTAATGGTTTTGTTCATTATAACACTAAAACTAAATTAAGGTTACCAACAAATCTGTTGTAACGAAGAAGATGGCCCATCAGTACATAACTTACCTTTTTCATCGAAGAATAATCGATCCATACAGACCACTCTATCCCAATTCGGTTTTTGGCAATGCACATCAGCATGGCGATGATAAACAATATACAGATCACCATTCGGAGCCTCTACTATCGAATTGTGTCCCGGTGCAGAAACCCCTTTAGGAAGATCCGTAGTCAAAAGAGGATTATCCTCACTCTTTACCCAAGGCCCCAGTGGACTATCCGCATAAGAAACCCCTACTCCATAAAACTCATAGCCGGTATCATTGGCGGAATAAGTCATATAATACTTTCCATTCTTTTTAAACACATAAGCACCTTCATTGCATCGGTTCCTATCCCAGTTAACCTTTTCCCATGTTTGCGAAGCGCCAGATATAAAAACAGGTTCCCCCATCAATCCGGAAAGGTCTTTTTTTAATTTCACCCCATAAAGTTCACCAGTAGCCAACGTATCCTGCATTCCATTTTTGCTCAAATATACATAAGGCGTCCCGTCATCATCAACAAAAATGTCTGCATCAATGGCAGAATAGCCCAAGTCGAACCAAGGAGTATAAAGATCTATAAACGGTCCTCCCGGCTTTTCACTGACAGCAAGACAAGTAAGCATCCGATCCAAATCTTTCATATAACAACTGTAAGTCATATAAAACCGCCCTTCGTAATATTTCACCTCTGGAGCCCAAAAGCCATAACAGCCGATGTGATCCTTTGGTTTACGATACAAAAGACCTTGATACTTCCACCTAATCAGGTCGGAAGAAATATAATAAGCAAATCCTTCTCCTTCCGGCAATGCAGTCGTACCTGTCAGGTAATATAAACCACCGGCTTTATAGATAAAAGGATCAGCTATATACAATTCAGTACTGTCCGTTGTTTTTAAAGGATTCTCATAACACCTTAACTTCCTATCCGATATTTGATGACAAGAAAACAAAAAAACACTCGACAATACAAGCATCGTTTGATAAAAAAACTTCATATAAATGTTATTTTTGCAAAATATCCAGTAAATGTACTTCTATTTTTCTAATAACAAAACTATTTCCGATTCCTTTTTAAATGAACCCTAATCACATATTTGACAAACTACCGCTAAACTGAAAATTTAGCGGTAGTAGTTCACCAAATCCTATAATATCCCCCAATCCCTACATATGGAGATAAGCCATTTCGGCCAATACCATAACCGGCCGTTAGCTTCCGAGGCGCTATGATTGGCGCCTTTACAAACAACCAAGGGGCTTTTCATCCCCGTATTTTCCAAGAAAACAAATCGTATTTTATTGGTCTAAAGAATCGTACTTTTTTGAGGCAGAAAGTAGACCTAATACCGATAATCAACGTTGTATTACAGAGAAATATCGTTTGTAATTATCATACGCATCTTTTAGTACCTCAAATAAGTTTACATTCTGTGAATAGTTTAACGAGTCTGTTGCATACCATGGTGTTCTATTGTCCAAAAAATACGAAATATTTTTATAAGTATATTGTGTTATATCATTCTTACTGTTTACTTGGACTTCAAAATTATTCTGAGGATAATCAGCAAGAGGAACAAATATTTGTAAAAAGTCTTTCTCGTTAAATGCTCTACTCTTCAAATAGGTGAAATTTTTCGTTAAATCAGATAATGCATCTTCTAAATCAGAAGAGGAAGTGAAAATTCTTTCTAATAGTTCTAATATACTCATTGCTGGTATTTTTTTTATAGAACATTTTGAGATAAAATTATATGAAATATAACCATTTAGATGATAATCTCCTTTCATCTTCAATAAACTTCTGAGATTTAGCTTCCCTGTCTT